TGTGTTCTCGTGTAATAGGTACCGAAAAGCTTTCTTTTGAAATTTCACCGACCACTATGAAAGTTTCCGATCCTTCTTCACGCCCACACTCTGGGTCAACACGGGAGAGGTAGTTCTGCGCTGCCCACGGGCAGTAGAGTGCTTCTGCCATTACATCAGGTATAGTGAAGCTCCACTCTCCTTTGTCCACTTTTTCCTGGTAGACATTTACGTAAATGCTCAACCATTGAAGGTAGGCTGGGAGAAAAGCATCTTGCTCAGCACGGAGGAAATGTCCGTCTGGTATGTCTTCAATGAGCAGGTTGACAAAAACATGCCAGCCAAGCATTGAGAAGAGCACATCCGTGAGACTTTGGAAGAATTCCATACCATTCCGTGAGATTTGGCCGGGGGATGTGAGGCGACGCCTCACAGAGCACGCCAACAGCGTTTTAGAGCCGTATTCACGGTCTTCAACCATGCAGTACCCTACGTACGGTGCCGTAATGTACATGGCGTCAGACTGGTAGCCTTCGCCCTCCAGTTTGCAGCCAATGCCAAAACAGTTTTTGACGTACTCAGAGTACCCATCCTTGAAAGCAGCAGAGTTGCTTAAAAGGCAGTCATCGCCAGTCACCAGGGCTTCTACTTTCACTTTCTTCATGCTAGCAAAACTGCTAATCATGAAAAGGTTAAGCAGACAGTTGTGGACTGTCGTGAATGGGTGCCCGCTGGGGTTGCCCCGCGTCCGTGAGTCCATTTTATCTAAACGACTCCCGTTGATGTAAAAAGGGCCAGAGTTGCTGCACTTGACCAGATAGTCTCACACCGGCCGGAGCTGGTCGATTGTGCCCATGCATTGGTAGACCATAGCCCACGATCCGGCTGGGCAATTCCTGTCGTAAGCCGTGTAGTCAAACCCGACGGAGTCCTCCATGTAGGGCTGATAGCTCTGAGACATGGACGGAACGTCATTCGGGTTGAAAGTGACGAAATTTGTGCCTTTCATGAAGGCGGTCCTGACGGTCATGTTCTCCATGAAGTCTTCGTAAAAGGACCCGTACAGCACACGGTTCAGAATGACAAAGAAAACGTCTGCACCTTGAATGGTGCGGAAGTTCTCCGCTTCAATCTTTTTGTAGCTGTACTTGTCCTTTTTGGCGAACACGTGATATCCATACAACCGCTCCTGCTTGCC